CGCGACGCCCCACCGCGTCGACACAGTGCGCGTCGAAAGCCTCGTACGTGGGCCACGTCCCGTTGATGACACCCGTCCGGCGGCCCGCCAGGTAGGCCACCTGGGCGAGGTTGGTGAAGGACAGGACCTCTCCGAACCAGGACCGTTCGTAGGCGGCCTCCCAGGCCCTCAGGTCCCGCCCGTCCGCCTCGACGTCGAACGCGGTCCCGTCGTCCATCTCCACGTGGATCTGCTGGCGCATGGCCGTGCCTCTCGTTGTGTCGGGGCGGGCGGGCCGCCAGGCGCACCCCTCAGGCGTTGACGGGCCGCCCGCCCCACGGTCCCTACTGGACGGTCGCCGCGGCCGTCCTGGACGAACCCTTCGTGGCGGCCAGGGTGTGCGCACCCGACGCCCACGCGCCGGCCCCCGCGTTGGCCGTCTCGTCCCAGTGGAAGCCGAACGTGGAGACGGTGAACTTCTCGTTGAGCGCCCACGGGACCTCGGCCGGATCCGCCACGTACCCGAGCGTGGTCAGCTCGGCCGCGTTGGACGCGTCGGAGGCGGTGATGTTCGAGTCGGTGAACACGTCACCTGGCTTGACGGCCGCCTTGTTGGGGATCGGATTGCCCGCCTCGTCGACCATCTTGTACTTGCCCTGCATGGGCAGCGTCACCGTGAAGGTGGCGTACGTGCCGGAGGCCGCGTTACCGATGTTGTCGGGCGGGGCGATCGTCACGTCACCCGTGAACCCGCGCCCGACCGGGTTGCCGTTCTTGTCGGTCTTGGGGTAGTACACAAAGGACGCGGACTCCCCCTCGTGTTCGAGCAGGAACAACTGGAACGACTCGGCCGTCTCCAGGTCCTGCACGCCCGTGGCGGTGAGCTGCCACGTGCGTTCCGTGTTCTCGGAGAACGAACCCTCCGGGCACAACGTGCTCAGTGACACGGCGTCCCCGCCGGTCGAGGTGAGGCCCGCCTGGGTGACGTAGCACTGGAAGGTGTGCTCGACGTTGTTGGCGTCCTCGATGGTGAGTTTGATCCACCGCACGAACAGCGGCTTGGGTGAGGTCATGACGAGCCCCCAGGAAGGCAGTAGGTGGCCCCGCACGACACGGTGACCGTGTACGCGGGGTAGGTGAGTTCCGCGACCGAGGCGGTCGACGGGTCGATCCGGGCGATCGCGAGTTCGGGGCTGGCGATAGCACGGGCCGCCCATGAGGCGACCTCGTCCAGTTCGGACTGGGCGTCCTCGGTGCCGTCGCGTCGCCCGATCACCACGACCGGCGTGGAGAAGGTGTGGTGCTGCACGTCCACGGTCACGGTGGGCCGGTCCACCACGATGGCGGGGACCTCGACCAGGTCGTCGGGTTTGCAGGTGTAGACGGGCCAGATCGACTCGGCCGCGACGAGTTCCGCCGCGATCTTCCGCCGGATCTCACCGATCATCACGCGACCCCCCAGACCTTGTACGTGTCGACGTACTGCTCGATCAGACGGTCGATGTCCGGGTCGCGCGCGACGACCCGCACGGCCGCCAGGTCGTCCCATCCCGCCACACCCTCGGGGCTCAACCGTCTCTTGTAGAGGCGGGAGGCGAGCATGAGGACCGCCTGCACCACCTCGGGTTGTTTCACGGCGGACGGGCGGACCCGGTCGTACACCCACGCTCCGGCGGCCTCAAGGCACTGGGACAGCACCTTGTCGCCCTCGGTCGTCTTGGCCCCGACCAGCGCGCGTAGCGCGTCGAGGTCCGCCCGCACCGTCATGACTACGGTCCTACGTGGACAGCGCCGTCCGGCGCCGGGCGGTACGTGCCCAGGTACCCGGCGAACGCGACCTGGATGCCGAGGACGCTCGGCTCCACAACGGACAGTTGCCCGACCTGCTGCTCGTAGATCTCCAGGGCCAGCGAGTTGACGACCCAGAAGGTGTCGTCGGTGATGCCCGGCGTCACGACCATGTTCAGCCCGACCGGGTTGCCGGTGAAGTTGGTCGGCCCGCCCATGGAGCCCTGCGCGTTGACCGGGTTCAGGAAGGGGAACATGGCCGTCCCGGCGGACGAGGTCAGCGACCCGAGCCGGGCCCATCCCAGCGGCCCCACCGCGAGGGTGGTGGGCAGCGCCCCGGTCTCGGTGTAGACCATGCCGGCCGCGTCGTAGATGGCCTTCAGCGTGGCGTCGGAGTCCGCCCCGGCGGCCAGGGTCACGTGCGACGTGGACTGCTGCATTTCGGTGACGGCGGCCCGTTCGGTCGCGTACGAGTACCGCGCGGCGAGCTGGGCGACGATGCCCTCCAGCGAGGCGACACCCCAGTCGAGCACCTGGCGGGCCACGTTGACGTACCCACCGAGGGTGGTGAGGTCGACGTTGTCGCTGGTGATGGTGAACGCCTGGGAGACCAGTTCGTCCTTCTGTGCGGCCTGGGGGGCCACGCCGGTCGCGACGTTCGGGTCGTTGAGGCGGGGCCGACGGAACGACGGTCCGGCCGGGACCTGCTGCACGCCGATGGCGGACACGAGCGGGCGGTCCGTGTTGATCGTGTTGATCAGCGGCCCGACGATCGTGTCGGGGAACACTCCGGTGAAGTTGCCCGTGGTGACGTGCGAGGCGGCCCGGTGGTAGCGCTGGAGACGCTCGGTGGCCTTGGCGCGCTTGTCGCCCTCGCCCACGATCGTGTTCAGGTAGTCGTGCAGGTACTCGCCCGCCGACCGGTACTGGACGGCCGCGTCGGACCCGCCGATGGCCGCGCCCGCGAGCTTGGCGAGACGTGCCTGGGACTGTTCGTCCAGATCGGACTCACGGACGAGGACCTTCACCTGCTCGTCGATCTGGCCGATCCGGTCCTTCGCGCGGGTGATGATCTCCAGCTCGTTGGTGGAGAGGTCCCGGGACTCGGCTACGGCCGTGGTGCTCAGGTCCTCAATGAACTTCAGCTTGGCGGTCCGCTCCTCCTGGAGCTTCGTGGCCATGACGTCGCTCATGACGTCCCCCGTTCTGTAGTGCGTTGACGTACTCACGCGCTACGACTTGGGGCGTCTGGCGACTGTGGCCCTTAGGAGGGGGCTGGGGTCGCGGCCTGGGGCCGTGGTCTGTCTAACGTGGATGCTACCGCGCGTCGCCCTTGACGATCGTCAGAGTGCCCTCCCTGGACCGCCTCCAGCCATCAGCGGTACGCACGTACATGTCCCATGAGTAGGCCCCGGCCCATCCGTCCATGCCGGCCGTCTCGTCCGCGTCGAGGGCGAGGGTCACGGACAGGCCGTCCGCCGCGACCGTGGCAGGGATCTCCACCCGCTGCCCCCCGTCGTCGAGCGGGTTCACCTGGAGGTCGGTCGGGTAGTACGTGAAGGCCGCCACCGCCTCCAGGACCGTGACGGGCGCGGCCGTCATGACCCGGTCGAGGCGGTAGAGCGTGAACGACGGCTCGTTATGCAGGCCCTGGCCGAACCGGACGGTCGTGCGGTCGGCCGTGGTGGTCACGTCGTAGACGACGGTCGGCACGCCGTACAGGTACAGGTACGACCCTGGCGTGACGTCCTCGGCGGCCACGGCCACGTCCGGTTCGTAGTCCACGACCGTGGTCGAGAAGTCGGCCCCGGACTCGACGAACAGGTCGAGGCGGGTCGCCCTCACCACTGCCCCCTCAGGCGCGCCAGGTCGGCCCGTACCGCGTCGAGGTTGGGCGTGGCCACCATCAGGACACCCTCGTCGTCCTCGTCGTCCTGGTGGCCGTCTGAGCGGTCCCGCACCGCCAGGACCTTGGCCCCCGAGTAGGCCGGGTCGGGGGTGATGCCCACGCGACGGACCCGCACGTTGTCCCGCACGATCACCCCGTCCGCGTCGACCTTCTCCCGCCCCCTGGGTTCGAACTCCAGCGACAGTCCCTTGTGCGTGTTCTCGATCATCTCGCGGGCCTTGTTGGCGTCCGGCTCGTACAGGCGGAAAGTGGCGTACGCCCCGTCCGGCCTGTCCTTCAGTTCCCGGCCGTACCCCAGCGTGTTGTGGAACCCATCGTCGTGCTGGTAGCTCAGGCCCACCTGTGACCACGCGCCGGGGCGGGCCTGGCGTCCGAACGCGCCGGGCACGAACCGCTCCTTCTTCATCTGCCCGTCCCACGGGTCGTAGAACTCGATCGTCTCCCCGTAGGGGACGATGCGGCCCATCACGGTGCGGCCGTCGCCCTCCACGTCGAAGTCCCGCACCTCGAACCTCTGCGGGAACTGTCGCATGTAGACATTCACCTGGAATCACACCCCTTCGTTGCGGACGGTCTCGACGGCCGTGTCTGCGTTCTGAGGCTCGGGCGGAAGGTGCTCCATGATCCGCGCCTCCTGCGTGGTGATGACACCCGCGTTGATCAGCGTGGCGTAGATGTTGGCACGCTCCGAAATGGACGGTTCGGTGATCTGCTCACTGGCGAACCGCAGGTACTCACCACGGGGCAGCGCCCACCCGCTGAACGCGCACGCCAGGTTGTAGGCGATCGGGCGCAGCGTGGCCCGCCAGAAGTAGTCGAACGTGTCCTCCACCGTGGAGTACGTGAGGCCGTCGTTGACGGGCAGGCCCACCAGCCACAGGGGCACCCCGAAACAGGAGGCGATCCGCTGCTCGTCGAACATCCTCAGGTCGAGCAGGCCGATCTCACGGGGCTTGAGGTTCAGGGGCGTGTACGTGAGCCCTCCACTGAGGACGGCCGGGAGCACCCCCCGCGACATGGCCGCCTCGGCCCACGACGCCTTGAGCGCATCGGCCTGGATCTTGGTCAGCTTCACCTCGGACTGGAGCACAGCCGTGGGGATCCCGTTGGACACGGCCAGGGCGGTGCCCCACGACTGCATGGCGTCCGCGCCCATGAGGTTGCGCCAGCATGCCTCCAGCGGCCCCACCCCGCGCACCTCGCCGGGCCACGTCTGGTACCGCACGTGCAGGATCTCCGACCGTGGAATGTCGATCCCGCCGATCGCGTACGTGAGCAGGCCCCCGGCGCCCGCGTCGATCTCGACCATGTCCGGGTTCAGCACCACCCACCGGGCCACCATGTCGTCCGGGTAGCGGGCGGTGGGCGCGATCAGCGCCTCTCCGCGTAGCAGGAGTGAGTTCACGGCCGCCTGCATGGCCTCCACGATCGAGGTGTAGATCAGCGGCTCGGGATTCTCCGTCCACGGTGGAGGCACGATCGGGGCCCCGTTGGCGAGCACCTTCAGCGACATCGTGGCGAGAGTGCGGGACACGAGGTCGGTGCAGGCGAACACGGTCGATATCCGGCCGGTGAGCATCGCCCCGCCCATGAACTGACCGCCGAACGGGGTGGGTGCCGCCCCGGTCGGGTACGGGCCCAGCGGCCCGCCAGGGTAGCCACCCCCGCCCGTGAACGCCTTCCCCGTGTCGTAGTAGGGGGGCGTCCAGGTCGACGGGTAGCCGGGCCACCGGGAGGCGGTGGGGAAGCCCTGATCGTCGGGCTGGGGGGCCCCGGTGGGGTCGCCCGGAACGAAGTCGCCCGCCCGGCCCACCTCGATCACCGTGTCGGGGCCACGCGACGAGCCGACGAACCAGCGCGGCCCACCGCCCCACCACTTCCCCCCGCCGGGCCCCACGTTGCGACCCGTCTGCTGCGGGTCGATCGCCACGGACGGGGACATGCGATTGGGGGCGATGGTGGCCCCCGTGGTGCGTTGACGACGCCAGAACGCCATACCGACCCTCCCTAGTAGACAGCGACCGCGGATCCGCCCTGCTCGTGCTCATGCG